CGGATGCTCTAACCAACTGAGCTAAGAATCCAGAGTGGGGCGTGATGCCGTTAAAACGCCCCAAATATGAAGTTGGTGTTTGGTCTTGCTGCCAGCTCCATCAGCATACAAGCCAAAAACCCACCGAGCCGTGCGATGGCTCTTAACAGGATTCCCCTAGTGGGTGAAAGGTCGTGTTATTCATCTGGAAAAATGTCCAAAAACCAGATGAAAAGCACCAGATGGGAATCGAACCCACGCCGTTAGATTGGAAGGCTGATGTTCTGCCATTAAACTACTGGTGCATATATAAGACCCTGCGTCCGAAAATCAGCGTCTATAGCCGCCTTGTTTCTTTCCATAATCACCGTACAGTCATGAACTAAACCGCTCAAAGGCAAGCGCAACAAACAGGGTACATATCGGTGTTATTCCTTTGGCATGCGGAAAATATTGTTTCCAGAGAATGGCAATTCTTCGTATGCCGCATGAAGTTCGTCAAAGACTTCTTTTGCGCGTTCTATAGTTTTGTATGAGCCAAGCAAGGCGGCTGTTTTTCCCATGTCTCCAATAATTTCGTTCCGCTCGTTGATATAGATATAGCATCCATATTCATCAACAGAACCCTTTCCTCTCTGGCTAATAATTCTCATGTCATTCACTCCTTCGGCTCAAAATAATCACAGCCATAATCATATTCCGTGTAATCAGTGTAATATTCACTATCCTCGTTATTGCAGGTAAAAAGCAACTCATGGTCTACACTGGCATATCTGCACTTACCGCAACATTCTTTTTCATCGTACATTTGTGACACCGCCTACTTACTCTTTCAAAGTGTAATCTTCGCAGTTATTATTGAGTCTGCAATAATAGCCTACATAACCTATACTTCCGTAATTTTCCCGTTCCTCAACAATGCAATATTCGCAGTCAATACAGGTTGTATTTGGATGATACTTTGGTCTTGTAGGAGATTTTAATTCCTCAATCTCCTTTTTCAGATTTTCGATTGTACGGTCTCGCACATCGACATCGAATTCCAAATCCTTAATTCTTCTAAATGGGTTCCAAAACATTTTTATCACTCCTTTGTGCAGATGGGGGCTTTTTGTTTTTGAGGATATTTATGGGACTAAGTAGGGGCTTTTTCTGATTCCATCCAGACCCCCACCCCCATCCATTTTTAACGGTGAAATCGTTCGAACCGCCGTTCATTCGCATTGGCTATAATTTTCTGTATTTATTCGCAAAATGATAGTTATGCGAATAGTTTTAAATCAATATCTTGTGTCAAGCATTTATTTTAAACTAGATATTGATTTATTCGTTTCCGCTGTCCGTCAATCTGTCTGCATCTTGTGCAATTTCAACAGTTTTAACCTCGTTCAGTCTTGGAAGTTCGGCAGCTGATAGGGCGGTGCGATGTCTGTTAGCATCTGGCGCATATGGGCTGTTCCAACCGTAAAAGTGATTTAGGATTGCGATAACGCCTACAGGGTTCTGCTTTCCTGTGGCTAGTTTGCCCGATAAACTCTCAAGCCTTACATCTACTAGCTTTTTGTAAATTTTGAAAGCTTTATCACTTAGTTTTTTATTACCATTTCCCCATTCTTTTATTGCATCTCTACTTATCCCTGTTAAAAAACTAAAGCCATTGATAGATACTTCTTTATCGTTCATCAGGGATAAATAAATATATATATCGCAGATATGGTCTACAAGCTCATAGTCATAGGCATTACAATTGCTCATTGCTCCTATACCATTCTTGAATAAAATACTAGATTTTAACTGTTTAACATCTGGGAATACAATTTTTTTAATATACATCAAGGCGGCATTCCAGACGCTCTGGGATTCCTTGGACATGTCTGTAATTCCCTTTTCGGCACAGAATGAATCTAGACACGCCTCGATTTCTGAATCATAAATTTTATTTTCCATGCTCCGCGCCTCCTTCCTCGTTCCTGCTGCGGTAAATTAAAAAAGCCGCAGAAAAAGATTTTACTCTCATTCTGCGGCGTGTTGGTATCTTAATCAATAATTGGGGTGCCGTCCTTGCCGTTCAGGTCATCCAGGGCAACGGCGTTAGCTGGATGCCTTTTAAATTCAATTTTCTTTCTTGTGGGATATAATACAAAAATTTAATCATGTTGTCAATAGGGAATTTTGTTTTTTATGATTTAATCGGTTTCTGTATTTGTTTTAAGATCTAATATATTACTACGTACTTAAATTCTTTTTTAGATTTCATTCTTGAATATATTAGATTTCATTGGTTTTACTGTATGAAGTAAGATACTAGATTACATTCTTTTTAACCCCTTACAGATACAGATGCTTGTATGGGGTATCGTGCATCTTTCAAAAGCTATCTTCTTAACCTAGTTTTTTGAGCCTTTCTATTATGTCAGAATCTTCTTTTTCATCCAGCTTGTATGTGATTAAATGTTCTGGCTTCATGTTCAGAATGATGCAAATTTTGTTAAGAGATTTCATGCTTATATTTGCATCGTTTTTCTTGATTTTCCGCCATGTGTCGACAGATAACAATCCATTTTTTACAGCCGTGTAAGAAGTAACCCCGGCGGATTCTAATGCAGCTGCAACGTCAAATTTAAATACAATCATTTTAATAACCTCCTTCGTTTTTCCTATTCTCAATTATACGAATTCCACCGCAAAAAATCAAGATAAAATATCTTTAAAAAGATATCTTCCTAAAATATTAAATCTTTTCAAAGATATCTTTACAAAGATAAATAAATGGTAAAATATGGAAAAATAACCGCCATTTCTGGCGGTCAGGTTTACAATGTTTCTAATCTCGCTCTGGTGAGCATTTCGGCGCGTTTCTTTTCCTTCTCTGCGGTCTCCATTGCCATAAGCTGGGCATAGGTGGCGGCATATTCGGGATTGGCTAGCAGCTTGCGCCGTTCCTGTTCCTCCTGTTCTTTCCGCTCCTGCCTTTCTTCCTCCTGTATGATTTCGTCCGTTTTCCTGTTATCGAACATGGCTTGAATATCCTCAATAGTCAGCGGTTTCAAGCCGTTTTCGGGCGTGCTGACGGGCGTTTCCGCATCGGGTAGGGGATTGGTCGGTTCTGACGTTTCCGGCTCTACAGGGGCAATCTCAACTGCTTCTGTATCTGGTGTAGAATCCTGTATTTCTGCGGTTTCTGCGTTGTTCTGTTCTTCCTCTGCCTGCGCTTCTTCCATGCAGTCCAGATATGCAAGCACGCTTTCATTAATTACGCCGTTAATCGTCAGCCCTAAAGCCTTTATTCTGTCTATGGTGCCATTCGGAAGCGTTGCGGATACTCTGTCATAGTTTTCCTTTATCTTTTCATTCTGTCTTTTCATCCTTGCCTTGTATTTTTCTATCATTTCCTTTTCACTCTTTGCCATGATTGCATACCTCCATTTAATACGCATTATTATTGATATAATTAAATGATACAATAATGCAATGAATAAGTCAATTATTATATAAAACTTAATTTAAATTATTTACATTATTTTTGAAATAATATTTTATTTAATTTTGCATTTATGTATTGGCATTACTAATTAAATATGATAATATAAGACCATAGAAAACAACAAGGGACAACGAAGGAGGAAATAACATGGTAAAGCTTTACATCGTATTTTTAAACTATGGATTTAATGGCGTTAAATATTTTAAAAAATATAGCAACGCTAAAAGACTTGCGGATTTGAAAAAAGAAAACGTCGAAATTGAATCTGTTACACCGAAGGAATTTACAGAAATAATTTTTGAGGATTGAGCCGAAACGGTCAAGAATGACCGTCAGCCGTGGGATAGTCTCCCGGCTCTGATGATGGCAGACGAAAAAGGAGAAATGAAAATGACAAAGAAAGATTTAATGAAAGAATTTAACGAATTACAGGAAGAAAAGAAATGCAGAATCGAAGGTATTTACTGGAATAGCAATAAAAGCAGCATCCAAAATGCGATTAACTGCTTAAAATGTTCCGATGAAATGCTCGAAAAATATTTAATCGTTGTCAGCCTTAAATATGAAAATATCGGGGAAAGGATAAAAAGCAATGGAGATTTTAAGCATCATCCGCACAACAGACTTTACGTTTTTAACACCGCAAGGTCAATTTTAGCCGATTAAGTCGAAACCGCCGATTGGCGG